CCAAAGCGGCGGCCTTTAAACTAAAAATTATTAGTTATTGCTACTATCGGGGCTAGAAGCAGGAGGAACGCTATCAGGCACGCTAGGAGCAACAACAGGAGCTTCAGGAGCTTCGACAACAGGTTTATTAAGTAATCCATATTCGTAACACCTCTCTTTATTCTTTTCATCTCGAATAAAGGGTAACAGATTAGCCGGGTTGTTGTCAAGCTCTTTTCTAAGAGCGCTGGGCAAATTATTAAACATTTCCTCAGCTTGTTTGCAACGCTGAAAGTTCTCCATATAATCGCCAAGCTCTGAAACATCAGCATATACCGGTTGTACTCCGTCAGTACGATAAGGCAAAGGCGTGCCGCATGTAGCATAGCGGTTCATGATAACATTAATGTCACAGTTATCTTTTTCGCTCTGTACAGTCATAGTAGGTTCCTTGAAAATGATACCTTGTTTTTCTTCGTAGGTATCAAAGATAGTTTTAAATCTCATAAAGTATAACTCCTTTCAGTGCCTGCCGGCGGCGGATTGAAAAAAGTAAGTGCAAAACGAGTATTGCACTTATTTTTCAATCGGAAAACAAGCCTGTGCCTCAAGAATCTGTTTAGGCATAGGCATAGTAACGATAGCACCGGTTTTTTCATCAAAATCACAGATTTCAACCAAAACAAAATCTTCCGGATAATGGAACAGCATCGTTTCATCATCATTGACAGCACGTTCAAATAATCTTTTGGCTTGAATCTCATCTTGACAAGTCATAATTTGACCATAAATCATAGACTTCTTATCATATACACTGTAAAGCTTCATCTGTTTTACCTCTTTCTAAGCTCTTAATTTGAGCCAACTTGAATTTTTCTTTAGCTTCTAAGCGACCGGGAGTATATATTTCCTGCTCATGTAGTTTAGCATTTTCTACACGTTTTTCTTTGATAAGCTCCATTTCATCGTGGTTAATAGCGTCGTATAGCTTATCATAATATTTCGGCGGACGTAATTTCCGGACTTTATCATTATCAACAATTATTACCCGGTCATACGGATACACATCACCGGCATACTTGGAAAACCAATCAGCACCAATACCGGGACGGCGGCTCATGTTGACAAATTCCGGCTGAATACCTTCATATTTTAATTTCCCGGCTTCGCCGTTGAGTTTCTTAGTCACATAGCGAGCAACATAGGCGCAGGAGTCAAATGTAACGTCAGCGACAAGACAATAACCGTGAGTCCATAGCTTATTAAGAGTATCGCTAATATAATAGGGGAAACCTGCATTAGACAACTTATACAATCGTCTGTCAGACCTAAAATCATAACCAAACAAAATAAGATGATAATGAGGCCTATAAGTATTATCACCATATTCACCACACGCAAAGAACCGAACTTTAACAGGTTCCAAATATTTCCGCAAACGCTTCATAAATAACTGCAAATCTCTCTTATAGAGTGTTTGTTCGCCGGTAATAGGAGACCAACGTATATGAGCATCGTCATAAGTAAGCGTCAAGAAACTATTACAAGAATGTAAGCTAGCTTCATGTATGCAACGCACTGCCCATTGACGAGAACGCTCTAAACGGCAACCGATACACTGCCCACAGGGAAGATTTACAACGTCAAAAGGTTGCGCAGGAGGTGCGCCAAATACTATAGCTTTCTTGCCGTTAGATTTACATTGGCGCAACTGATACGCAGTAATGGGATGATAGCAAACCATTATAACCGGATGCCGCCACGCATTGGCGGCGGAGCAGTATTGATAGATTTAGTTTTATCAGCAGTAGCGGTGAAAAGACGTTTGGAACCTTTTCGAGTCATCTTTCTACGTTTCATTTAATCACCTCATTTCCCAAAAATGAATTGTCCAAGGTAAGTAGCGGCGGCACCAATAGCAACACACAGAGCACTAAACCATTTATTCATTATATCACCTCAATTCTTGCGAGAACCAACATAACCGGAACCAGCACGCATACCAAAATTAGTAAACGGATTCATCAAAGTTAAACCAAAACCAGTTTGATTTTGAATATTACCCGGCATCTGCGATAAATATTGATAACGCTGTTCATCAGTTAAATTTTGCAACTTACGAGAAGCAGAATTAATATCAGTAATAATATCAAGTTTCTGCCAATAAGTAAGATTAGAATGTTCAATAGCATCCTTAGCTTGCGCTTCCAAAGCCTTAATCTGTGCATTATTGACAGCCTTTTTACTTTCAATCTCAGAAATCTGAGCAGAAGTCAAAGCAGATTCATTTTGCATATGACTGAAAATAGAAGCAATCTGAGCATCATTAAGACGAACAAGCTCACGGCCTTGAATGTCAACATAAGTTTTTTGAGCATCCTGTAAAGCCTTAGAGGAATTTTTCAAAGCAGTATCAGCTTTAATATTGGCCGTTTCAGCTCCATACCGCTCACTAGCCTTAGAAGTATCATTGCCATAAATACCGGCACTAATAGCATTAGTACGTGCATTAGCGGCATTAGTTTGGGCTTCCTTTAAAGCAATATCAGCTTTAGTTTTTTCAATCTCGACATTAGCTTGACGAGTAAGAGCAGCAGTAATACTATTAGTTACACCAGCACCAACACCATTATCAGAAGTCGACGGAGCGGAACCCATACCGGCTATCTGGCTATTAGTAGCAGATAATATGGGATTAAGTCCGGCGGCTTTCAAATCGCCAACTTCAAACTGATGAGCATTTTGCTGTTGATATGCCCAATTTTGACGCTGTAAAGCAGCCTGCTTTTTGGCAGAATTACCGCCAAAAGCAGAACCAATAAGACCGCCAGCAAGGCTACCAAAAACATCACCACGAATAGCAGACCATAATCCCATAACAACACCTCAAATCAGACCAAAAGTACGCAGGACAACAATAATACACAAAGATACGATTGCAATAGTTGAGATTTGTAAGTCATTCAAGATAACACCTCCATTAGAAATGGTCCATAAGACCGGGAACGCCATAGACCGGCATCGGACGAACACAATTCAAGTTAAACCACGCATCAAGAAGGAATTGAGGTTCCGAAGGAACAGCAACAACTCTGTCAATCGGTGGATTATCAACGATAAATTCCGGGCTAAGTTTAGGCAGATTCTCAAATTTTTGAGCTAAATGCCACGAATCAAGGCTCTGAGCATATGTACTGCGGAACTTACCGGTAACTTGACTAGGTGCATATCTGTATTCAGCGTATCTCTCTTGATAGCCAAAAACACCGTCATCATCAGTATTTCCCTGAGCATAAATTTCTTTATTGAGCACAGCCTGCTCGCCTAAAAACGCAAATGTTGGCCAATACATGTCAAACTTAGTAGAGCGTGTCCACATGCGGTTAATGCCTTGCTGATAAGTCAAATCAGCTCTAACATTAACGAGACCTATAATCCAACCGTGCTCCGTAAAGGACTTACTGAATCCATTACCACGGCCATTAGTGCCAACAGCAAAGGCGGATAAATTAGCTTGTGGTGAAACGTCAGTAGTACCGGAAGTCTGAGGAATGACGTTAACGTCAATGCGGTTAGAAGAACCGCCAAGATACTCCGGACGTTGTAAACGAGCATCCGGCGAAACTACACCAAAGAAACTACGGATAATTTCTGTGTAGCGAGTACCACCACGAGCGGCTCTCTCATACCAACGTTGGATTTGAAAGGCCTCACGGAACTGATTGATAGTGACAGACGTAGCAGATGTTAAATCAACTTTAGCTTTAGACAAATCCATACTAAGTTTGTAAGGAGTACCACCAGCAAAACTATCATCATCACCAGAACCAGCACGGCCAGCACTAGTTAAAAGAACATTAGCAAGCCAACTATCATCACCCTGATTCTGGCGACCACGAATATCGCCGGAATAAAGATTCTGGAAAATCTCACCTGTAAGCGAAGCAGTACCGCCAAAGGGCAACTCTACACCGGGGCCTTTTTGCGGCCAAGGTAAAGCAGAAGTAAAGTAGTCATGACGTTTACCACGTCTAACTAACTTATAGTTAGAGTATTGGTCGGAATCAGCTTTTGTAAAGGGCAAAGATTCCTGTAAGTTCTCGTCACGAAACCACTCATTGTAAATCAAATTGTAAGCACGGAACGGCTCTGCTCTGACTTCCAAGTTAGGAACGCCGGTAGGTAATCCAAAGTAATCAGCAATACTACCAACTTCAAAACCTGTACCTGTTGGAGATTTTACAGTTGGAAAAAGATAATCGGTAGAATCAGTAGGGTTATCCTGTTCACCACACATTGCCTGAAAATGGTCGAACAACAGACGCTCCGGAACGAAAAACCAAAAGGTATCCATATACATATTATCCATGATAGGGCTAATCAGAGTAGCGACACGAGCAAATAATGTACAATCCATTGTGAACGTATCACCGGGTAAAACCTCATCTACAAAGATTGGTACAAGATAACCGCTATCAAACGTAGTTTTTAGACCATGCGAGCGATTAAACTTAGAACGTGGAATCTGCGCAGTAGGAACCTGAGAAAACAAATGTTGAACTGAATGTCTACTCATTCACAAAAACACCTCCATGCATAAAGACATTGACGGAATGACAAAGCGGAACTAAATAGACTTCCTTTTCATACTCCATAACTACATAGTTTTCATCGAATAAACTATTGATGTGATTAAGATACTCACGAGCACCACTAAAGAAAACGAGAGTGCCACGAGAAACACAAATCATACGATTGAGTTGCTGAAATGTTGGAAGCATAATAAACTCCTTTCTGTGCTTGTATATAACTTACGCCATAGCAAGGCATTAAATAAATTTACCTTGCATAATTAGTATAGCAGAAATTTAACATAATATACATTATCGGACGTAAAATATTATTTTGCAGTCTTTGCG